AGCCAGTCAGCGGATGCTTTTAGATCCTGCGTGGTGGCAGTGCCAGACTTAATGCGATTGATCAATTCATTAGTAACCAATCCATGAAGCTCGTTAAAAGCCTCCTCTGTTGCGCGAGTTGTCATAATGGGAATTTACATAGTAGTCGGGGACACTACGAGGGCTCAGGGAACAGGGACGTTGACTTTGTAAGGATGGTCAGCCGGGAGGTTTGCGGTGAGCCCCCATTTGTGAGCTAGGTATCCTTCCATCTGTTGGCGGGTGCTTGTTGAAACAATTTCAGGAACGAGAACTACTTCCCCTATGAATCCTGTAAAAGGCTCGCTAACGCTATTGTTGCTGCCAATTATGATTCCAGCGGTAGATGTTAGCCCAGCACCACTTCTAGTTTGTGTGCCGTTTAATGTGCCGTTTGTGGTTAGCGTAGCCGAAACTGAAGTTGAAACTCGCCCGGCAGAGGTAAAGCAAAGAATATCTGTAATGCTTGGAGTTACGCTAAACGCTTGAGAACCTACAGCTATTTGGAAAATAGCATAAGCGTTCGCATTGGTAATTCCATAGCCCCACTGGTTGGTTAAGCCTGTTCCTGTAGCGATGATGTTTCTGAACGTTCCAGCGCCAGTAGCAGCAGAAACAATAAAAACACTTGAGGCACTATCGCCCCAATTGACACTTGCATTAGATAAAAAATCGTCAGCAAATGTGAGAACATTTTTTCCGTTCAGGCCGCTACTTGTATAGGCCGGTCGCCTATTTGAAGTTGCCTGTGTGGCGTTCCGCTCGTTTCCGCTTTTATCGTTCCACTGGCTGACCGCGCCTGACACAGTGGTCACCGTGCTGGCATCAGCGGCATCCAACCACAGCGCCGTGGAAATTAGCGATGGAGTCCAATTGACCTTCTGGCTTCCTGTAATAACCCAACTCATGGCACCATCCTCCAGGGGTGATTAGTGGCAGTGGTTTCTAGTGAGGTGGTCATGGCGTCGGCCCCACAGTTTTGTACGGGTGGTCGTTGGGGAGGTTGGCAGTTAGGCCCCACTTATGGGCTAGGTAGCCTTCTAGTTTTTGGCGGTCAAGGGTGGCAAGAGATCTAGAAACGAAAACCGCCTCAGCCATGTCGCCAATCATTGCAGTACCTATTTGATTTCCATCTGTGTTTAGAGTAAGAGCGCCTTGGGCTATTTGGGTTCCATTCCTATAGAGCGTACCTGTTGAGCTATCAAACGTAATGCCTCCAATTTTTGTAGTAAGCGTTATAGATGCGAAGTCACTAAGATCAGTAGAAAACCCCGCAAAATATGGATCACCGGGAGGTGACGGACGAAATTGGAGACGAAACCATTTGCCGGACGAACCTGTAACGCCCTGTGAAAAAATCTCATTTGGAACACCTGTTGTAGTGCGCGGAGTGTAAACAACATACATTGTTCTGGCTGAACTTCCAATAGGAAGATTAACCGCGCCGTTGCTTATAGCATCGCCCGCTTCAAATCTGACAATGTTTTGTCCATTTAGTCCGGAACTAATGTAAAGAGGTTGAGATCCTGCAGAGGCTTGAGTTAGGTGTCTATTGTTTCCGCTTTTGTCATTCCACTGACTAACATTGCCGCTATTTAATGTAATGGTATTTGCATCAGCAGCATCTAACCACAAAGCTGGGGCAAGCATCGACGGGTTCCAGACGCTTTCATTCCAGGTGAACTGTTTCGCCAGCACCACCTTCCCCGGCACATAAATCGGGCTCATGGCTGACACCTCGTAGTGTTATAGGTTTCGGTGTTGGTCATGGTATTGCCACTCCAAATGCGGTGATGAGTGCTGTGACGCGGGCGTCAAGGGCGGCGAGGTTTAGGGATTCGCCGATGCTGTAGAAGGCTATTGTGTTGGTAGATCCAACAGCACTTGACCCGTCACCATTGAAAATTCCATAAGTCCAATTTACTGGAGACGAACTTCCGCCTGATGAAATGTAATCAATATTAGAAGTTCTTAAAGTGAAAAAAGATGAGTCGTTTCTGTTAACACCAGAAAACCCTACGGTTGGGGCTCTTGCAGCGCTAAATGCTCCAGAATTGCAAGCTTGGTTAACACTGTTAAGTTGAATAAAAGTTCGACCATTTTGCCCAGCCCCTGAGCTGGCTCCTAATATAGTGGCTTGGTTATAAGCGGACACATAAAAACAAAGATGCTTAGAATCTTGCGGTTCTTGATTATTGTTTCTGTTTGAATTTATGTTTTTGGTAGAACTTCCAGTTAATCCAGTTTTCCGACTGTAATCACCTTGAACAAAAGCAGCATTTACGTTTGTCGGAGCCGTCCCCACTAGCGGCACAAGCGCACCAGCCAGCGTCCTAGCCCCACTAAGGATGCAGCTCGCCTTAATGGCTGACCAGATGCCATCCTGCTTACAGCCGATCACGAAGTTGTTGATGGCGTACCGGGTGGCCGTCTCTAGGGCCTGGGCATCAGCGACCTCAACAGCCTCGATGTAGGTCGAAGCGTCGGTGTCGAACTGGAACCCAGGCCGCACGATCAGCGTCATACGCCACCCCCAGGATTCGTGTCGTCACCTTCTACGGGGGCGGGCTCATCTTCTTGAGGGGGAACAACCTCTTCCTCTTGAGGGGGGAGGGGCGCTTCTTCTTGGGAAACCCCAATATAAGGAGATCCGTCGGCGTTGAACTGGGGCGGGATGGGGCCGACGTAATAGGGGCCCACCTTGAGGTCTTGGCACGCCTTATTGGCCACAGCCTGGGCGTACTCAGCAACCACGTCCTCAGGGTCTTTGCCCTCAAGATTGGCGGTAGCAATGATGCCGGGGACGAGCGTGTCGTCGATTGTGATAGTGAAGTCCATGATCAGGAGAGGCGATAGGAAACGAAAGTGTTGGACGCTGTGCGCCGTGAGGCAAAGCGACCGGAATCGCCTGCCGCAACCGTGGCGTGGCCGACAATGGTGTGATCCGCTCCAGCGCCAATCGTGACGGTGCCAGAGCCTGTGTTGATCACGGACCACTCAAAGGTCATGTTGGTGTAGATGCCACTGAAGCCACCTTCCATCAGGGTGCCGGTGGGCAGCGTCAGGGTGTCAGCCGATCCGGTGTACTGAACAATGGCGGTCTTTAGCTCAGCAATGGTGAGCGTTGCAGCGGCACTCTTGCTGGTGGGGGCGGGCTGGTTGTAGGCGCGTACACCGTCACTGGTGATGCGCAGGCGTTCCGCAGGAGTGGCAGTTCCATCAGCACTTGTGTGAAAAGTAAGTCTTCCCGGTGCATCATTAACTCCCCATGTGCCATCAGCAGTTGCTCTAATTTCAGCCGATACCGCAAATTTTGATGAATCGGAACCTGCAAATGTAAGGCCACCAAGGACGGTCCCAGTTGCGACAGCACCACCGATTGTTCCAGCCGTATTTGAAGTGCTCTTGTTAAAAACCAGTTGCGACCAAACGTTTGCGGCTTGATAATTAAAAGACGCAAGCGAAGCAACTTGCCAATCAGCTGACGAGACTTGATATCTAGCCCTAGTGCCATTTGCTGGCGCTCCGCCATCTATAAATGCACTTGACAACGGAGTTGTTGTACCTGTAAGCAGCCGCCCAACAGAATCAATGATTGCAGTGCTCGTCCCATTCACCTGCAGATCCAGCAGGTTCCCCGCAAACCCACTCGCCGCATTGACACCAATGCCGGTGCCGCTGGTGCTCCAAGCAGTAGACGTAGCCCCTGCGGGTTCAATCAGCAGATGCGGCTTAGTCGTGGTGCTGGTGCCACCGGTGAACCAGGTGCCTGTAAAGACCTTTGCCGGGGATGACGCGACGCTGGTGTAGCTGTTGATCAGACGGCCAGCCAGGGTGACGCTGGTGCCGTCAAAGGTCATCGTGCTGACGCCTGCGTACGCCCCAGCGTTGTTGTAGACCAGTTGCCCACTAGAGCCTGCAACTAGTCCGACGGTGCCCGTGGCGTTGGGAAAGCTGATCGTGCGGTTGGCGGTGGGGGTTACGGTTTGAAGGGTTGTAGTAAATGTTCCGACCCCATCATTTAGTTCAATATCACCAGCAGCCGTAAGTTTGTTGGTGGTTTTATTCCAGGTAAGGTCAGCATCACCCGCAAGACTACCATTATCATTAAAGATAACCTGAGTATTGGAGCCAACACCACCAGGAGCCCCATCACTACCAATATAAGTAGTTTCATTAAGGGGATTAATTACGGACCGATTCCACTGTCCCATGACAGCAGAGTAAATCCAGACCGTATTATTCTCTGTAAACGTTTGTCCCTCGGTAGGACTAACAGGAAAGGCCATAAATTTGAAAGATAAGGTTTATTTTTATGATTTTTGGGTGATCTTCCGAAAGGTCATGTACCATCCAGAGCCATTACCCTCAACCATCCACCGTTTGGACCAGTTTTTCCAGGTATATGGGACATATTTACCCCCAACACCCGGCTTAACGTACCCACCATTCGCGTTATCCATCCCCCCGTACGGGTCGTGGCAGATAACGTGGGTATCCGTAAGCCCAACCACTAGCATCCAATGACCTCCCCCTGTGGGGGCGTGAGCAGGACCCTTATGAAGGATGCCACACCCCACCGGGTAGCCCATTTCTAGCTCCTTTTCAAGCGTTGTGAGGGTGCCATTCTTCAAAAAGGATGCCTTGACCCCATAATGAGAACAAGCACGGACATGAGATAGGGCTTGAGTGGTGTCTCCGTACTTAAGAACGGTACGGAGATAATCATCATCAGCATTGGAGCCCAACAGGGCAGTTGGATTGAGGTATTTCACCGCCATAGCACACGTACTAGAAAAGCACATGCGATCTCCGTGTTGGGTAGCGGAGTCCAGCTGAGGGTAGAATTGAGGGACAGCTAACGTGATATTAGTCACCGGATCACTTGAGGATCGAATCTTTAACCTTTTGGATCTTGTCGTCTTCCGTACGGAACGGCTTCAGAGAGTTGACGGCGTTAACGATAAGTTGAACGATGCTGTTGGATTTGAGGCTGCTGTTCCCAATAACCTCGGAACCAATAAAGAGAACGAAAAAGGCGAGAGTTTCGTAGGAAACTTTAAGACCAAGAAAAGTAAGCATTTGATTAGCGGCCTTGACCGCGAGATTGTTTGCGCCCGTGATTAGGCAATGAGTGTTGTCCCTGACCTTGACGGGTCTTTTTAGGTGGGCCTGGTACGTGAAGTACCTTTTGAAGAGACTTTGGTTTTCCCACAGTGGTTAGCCTTCGTAGATGATGTTTACGGATCCGTTGTCAAAGGTGTCAGCACCCGTGACAGTGAGCCTAACCCTATCCAATGTCGCTGAAAGAGTTTTTTCGCCAGCCGAGTAACCAATGGTTGTAGTCAGGTTGGCAAAGTTATACAACCCAGAGGCGATCCACCTATTGCCACTGATGTTGTCAAACAGGATTGAACCCGTTGGCCAGTTTTGTGGGGCGCCAGCAGTCACGATGATTCCAGAGGTGCTTGAGAATCCACTGCCGCCGATAGAAGGAGGACTGATAGCATAAGTTGTGTACACGGCGGTACTGATATAACCAGTAGTTTCAACCCCGCCAGAATCGCCAAGCTGAATCAAAATGTTATCTGTGCCGGTGACGCTCACATTGTCGAGCACTATGGTAAAACGTTTAATCCAGCTAGGAAGGCTTGGAAAGTCAACCGTGCTACCACTTGTGGTGGCTTTAGCGGTTTCCCTAACCAACCGGGGCTGAGCCGTAGCATAAGTAATGACCCCCGTCATCGTCCCACCAGCCAGCGGCAGGGCAGCGTTAGCCGCCACTAAGGCCGAGTTAGCCGTAGCCGCAATACCGTTTGCGGTGGTTTCAGCATTGGTAGCCGTTACACTAGCCGCGTTGGCCGTAACTACAGCAGCATTAGCATTTGTGAGGGCGGTGTTAGCGGTTCCAGCAATACCATTTGCGGTGGCGTTGGCTGCGTTGGCCGTTGTAAGCGCAGTGTTGGAGGTATTATTAGCAGCAGTAATCTGTGCCTGAAGACCAGCCGTACTTTGATTAGCAGCCGAATTAGCTGTTTCCTGAGAAAGGAATAGGACTTGATCAAAGTTATAGTTTAGATCAGAGGCCTTGATGGAAGAGCCAGGAAAGAACGTAGCTTGAAGAGCCGTATCATCCGTAGAACGATTCAACAGAACCGTTGCCCCATTAGGTGGAGCAGTTACAAATTCAACAGTAGTGGCATTGGCAAAGAAGTATTGAGTTGTAATTGTCTGAAGAACACCATTGACAGAAACATCAATGTCAGACGTATCAAGATATGGGAAGGTAATGGAGAATAGCTTGTTAGTGCCATTCGCGGTGTATGTGTTTGAGGTTACTGCCATCTATTTTAGGAGGGCCGGAGATCCGACCTAAGGGTTGCCAAATTTAATCAATTGATTGTAAACTTCAGTAGCGCCCGCTTCATCCGCAGAACTAAAGTCCTCGGCAGTCATGGGCTTACTAAGGTCATATTGACCTGCCTTGATATTGGTTTGAGCCTTACGAAGCTTAATAACCTTTTCGCCAGTTTCAATCTTTTCAGCTTCCATCTTATCAAAGGCCCTGTTGCGACTGCTTTCCCAGATGTCCTGGATCTCGGTATAAAACCGTGGCCATTGATTACGATCTGTGCCAATATCACCGATACTACGGGCCTTCCAGTTAGCAATGTCCTGCTTAAACCAAGAAAGCTTACGGAGTTCGTCTAGCTGTTGACGAAGACCGTTACGGGACATTTCGTTACGGATGTAACTCTTCTCTTCTCCACTGAGCCGGTAACCCATAGGACTTACCTCAAGGGTATCGCCCCAGTTAAACTCAGCTTCCATCAACATCTTGGCAACTGGATCCTTATTATCGGGACCAGTTTCAAACGGCACCAATGCGTTCCAGGGGCCACCATTAGGATTCTTGAGAGGTTGACCCGTAAGAACATTGATCTTTTCAGGAAAAGAAAGGCTGTAAAAAGGAATAGCAGCAGCAGCAGCCTTTTGGTACTCGTTATCGAATTCCCTCATGTAGGGGTCCAAGGAGTTAGCAAAGGCTCTCCGGGCTCCGGCAAGGGGAATCATGTTATTGCCAGTTTGAAGCAACCCTTTAAGTACCGTATCCCCTTTAAGGAGTTCCGTGGGGCTGGTAAAGTTAGACAGGGCTTCAAGGCCAGCAAAGTAACTCTTTTCTGTAAGGGAGGCAGCGATGGACAAAGCAAGTTGTCCAGCAAGTGTTTCTACCCAATCCTCATTAAGACCACTCTTAGCAAGCATCACAATGTCTGCCGAAGCAGCAAGGATATTAGAGAGAGGTTCAAGGGTATTGTAGGAGATCCACTTATCTCCAATCTTGACAGAGCGAGGACGGATTCCAAGGGTTTGCCAGCGGGCACGTTCACGAGGATTAGCAGGCATGTTACCTGTAATCATCTCAGCCGCAGCAAGGCTACCGCCAATAGCAAGGGTCATTGCTCCGATCATTTCTCGCCCTTCATATTCAGCAACACGCAGCATGTCACCAGACTGTTTAACAGCCAAGTATTCACCAGCGTACTTTCCAATAAGAGGAGTATGTTGAACTTGATAACGAAGGATGTTAGCAGGAGTTCTCAGGAATGGAACAACAAGCTTACCAAGCGGTCCAACAAAGGGCATATTCTCAAGGAACATACTCAGGCTATTGATGCCAATGCCAGGGTCCTCTTGAAACGTACCGATCTCAGCATACTTCTGGAGGCCAGCATCCTTAACGCGACCTGTTTGAGGATCAATAAACTTAGCATATTCATCCATGTAAACCTTGACTTTACCAGCAACATCCGTAGGATCTTTGCTTTCAGTCATTGCTTTATACATGGACTGCTCAGCAATTCGTTGCCTTACAAGGATGGTCTTAAGAAAGTCATCCGTGCTCATCAGGATCTTACTTGGAAAGTCAAACCATTGGGCCATACGCATATGTCCCTTGATAAGTCCAACAGTAAATTCCTCTCGGGGATTCTTGGCCATCTTTTCCATGGACTCGATCATGGCAGCCATCTCGGCTTGTTCCACAACCATCTTTGGGGTCCATGATTGAGGGATTCCTGTCTTCCACGTCCTAGCGGCCACCGTAAAGGCCTCCTGTGTGGAAGTAGTAATAGCATGGAATCCAGCCATAGCAGACCTTACAAGCGCCGGATCACCTTTGCGCATCCCCATAAGAGCAATGCTGGTTGGGGCTTCGACAAGGCGATACGCAGCACTAAGGTTACGGATCATGGTTTTGGTTCCAGATAGGATGCTGTTATAAAACACACCCATCTGAGTCTTGCCAAAGATCTCAATAGCAGTACGACCAAAGGAAACAGTCTTTGAGGGGTCGCCTCCCGCAAGAACCATTGCCCTAGTTAGTGCTCGCATTTGATCTTGAGCATCAGGATCTCCACGACGGAAGGCATCCTTGATGTCACTTGCCCACTTACGGATTTGACGGATCGTCAGTGAATCTTCCCCTTCAAAGTTACGGAGAGCTTCAGCTGCTTCTCCAGGGGCATCAGCACCAAGCTTAATCTTAAAGACATTCAGACCACCACCCATGTATTGGGCACCAGCTTTATAAATCTCAAGAAGACCAGTAAACCTATCCACGAGTCGATCAAAGTTATTAGCACCTCCGAGTTGAGCAAAGTCAATCTCCTCAGCACCATAAGCAATGTCGTAGATCTGAGCAGAGAGATCAGAAGCAATTGCCTTAACAGCGATATTACCCTCAGGGGTTGGGAAGGTTCCCTTTGCCTCCGTAAGTGTGCCACCTGCCTCAGATAGCTTTTTGATCAGATCGCCTTCCGACACAATATCATCGTAAGTCCGAAGGGAATCCATGAAATCGGTGTAAATGCGAGTTGCATCCGCCACCACTTGATCTACGGTACGCCCAGATTTACGAGCAATTTGCTTAAAGTCAATCTGTTTTTGGTACTTCTTGATGACTTCTTCTGCCCCCTCACTGACATTCATGATGCGGAGCTGAGCATCAGTAAACACCTTATTCCCACCACCGTGAGAGATCTGTTTACCAGGAACAAAACCAGTCTCACTTTGAGGACGGGTATAGCCGCCTTCAAGTTCAATCTGTTTTGCTACAGCATCGTTGATGTCACCAGTACGAATAGCGGCTTGTGATTCCCAATACTCATACTTAACATTAGGATCAGCGCCTTCAAAGACGGTGTTCTCCAAATCAGCTTGAGCAAGACGTACCTGTTCTAGTTCTTCGTTAAGTTTGATGGTTACTTCATCCTCTGGATCAAGACCAGCAATTCGTTCCTGAATGTTCTGCTCACGGCTCTGGAGACTAAGCATCTCCTGTTCCTGAGCATCGGTCCATCGTACCCTCTCTGCTTCCGACGCCTTGAGGTCAGATTGCATAAGCTCTTCGGACTTATCCGCAGCAGCCTTGATACCCACGCCTAGTGCTTCGTCATCGGATCCGCCAGCAGCCTTAACGGCCCTAGCCGCCTTGTTGCCAAAGATAAGAGCAGTGATGCCATTACCAGCAGCATTAAGGGGACCGCCTTCAAACACCGAACGGAGTCGGTTAACCCAAGGGTTGTCATCCTCCTTGGCAGCAAGAGCAAAAGCAACGTTGTCCTGATACTGTTCGGGGACAAGATCACGAATGGAACTACTAAGGTTACCTTCTCGGGGGTCGGTCAGGATAAAGTCAGCAACAGCACCTGGAATCAAACCATCAGTAAGAAGCTTACGGGTTTGAGCAGCAAGCTTGGCTCCACCTTTTAGGCCTTTAGGAATAGGAGCCGTACCGATCTTTCCGACAGGACCTAAGGCTGTGGCAGCAGCACGTGTGCCAACAATAAAAGAAATGGCTTTGGAACCAAATTGACCCAATTGAGTTTTGGGATTTACACCAAAGTCATAAGCAGCACGGAGATACTCATCCTTTTCCTTGTTACGGTTAACGGTGAGATCCATTACTGCCTGAGTCCCTACATTAAGGACACCTTCAGCCACACCAGCAAGACCTTTAAAAGTAACGTTGCGTACCTCTTCAGTAATCTCAAGAGGCTTTTCAAGAATTGTGCCCTTAGCAGCCCGTGCTGCGGCTGGAATAAGTCCAGTAATTTGCTGGATAGGCTTTTGAAGACCAGCAACGGGGTTAACCATTGTGGAATCAAGTTTAGCCTTACGATCCTGTTCAGCCTTCTGTTGAGCCAAAAGTTTCTTTCGTTTGGCTTCCTCTTCCTTTTGTTTCTTCCGAAGAGCAGCCTCTTCCTCGCGTTGTCTAGTTTGAGTAAAGTCTTGAATAGGCCCACCAGTGGACCGTCCAGGTACAATTTCTGCCATCTTTGTGTTGGTTAATTACCTCCGCAGAGGTGGGTTATTGAAAGGTAAGGATGATGGAGAAGTCTACCCCGCAGAATAGACTCCTATGTTCCATCTATTTAGGTGCCGCTAATTTGTTTACGAGCAGCTACAAGAGCCTGCTGAACACGCTTAGCTTCGAGGCTGGCTTTGTTACCGGCCTTATCGTTGTCATAATAGCCATAGCCTTCTGGACCTGCCACAGCCGCCCATTCAAGGGCCATTTCTCTGTGAGCCTTTAGAAGGTCATTGTTTTTACCCAAGAGGTAATCCCGCAGAGCCGGACGCTTATTGGAATTAAGAACATAAGCCCAGAACATCTTTAGTTGATTCTCTGGGGTCATCTTATCCGTAGGAGACAAACCAGCAGCACCCCGGGCCATAGCAAGGTTACCAGGAATCCATTGAGCAAATCCAACAGCAAACACTTGCCCTTTATTTTGAAGTTTTTCAACTTCCCCAATTGTCATGCTGGTAAGATTCATACCACCGGGCGTGTCTCCGGCAACCCCACGGTTGACCGAATTAAAGCCACCCTCTCCGCTACTAATCAAAGACGCCAAACCACCGTAGTCTCCAGCGCCAAAAGTTTTTCCGCTTGATGTTGTCATGGAAGTTTGTTGTTGTCTACGTTTTGCTTCAGCCAGTCTTGCTGTAGCACGGATACGTTGGGAAGCTGTTGATCGTGGATTAGCAAGGATTTGAGCAGCAGAAGGATCCAGCTTAGAATTAGCTTGGAACTGTTTAGCCGCTTTATCGGCAGAACTTGGGGTATAAGTGATGCCGTTCTTTTGGGCCTGTTGGGTAAGCACCTGTTGAACAGACAACCCCGAAGCCTTAGCAATCGTTACCAGATCCGAACTGGGTTGACCGCCATTGTTAAGAGCATCAATGTTTGCTTGAACCTTTTCAGCATCAAGAAGAACATCCCTCTTGGCAGAAACCACTGGGGGAAGACGATTGATGATCTGCCGGGAATAGTCCCTACCGTTGGGGCCAGTTTGATAAGGGACAACAGCGGGAAGACCAGTGCCAGGAGTAGGAAGAATGACATTCCCCTTTGCATCCTTTGTCGGCATAAATCGCTTTGTTTTAAGAGCATCAAGTGCCTGTTTTTCCAAATACGATTGAAGTTGAGCGGTGCCTGTTGTTTTACCAGCAGCCTTAAGTTCCAGCATTTTGGACAGGCCTGCTTCCATCAATTCATCCGTCAATGCCCCCACAAGAGGAAGGGTTTGATCTTTAAATGAATCAAAATCAACACCATTGGTTTTAAATTCAGCCCTTAGCTGGTTGCGAACAAACGCTTCCATTCGTGGACGAAGGGTTTTAACCAGTTCCGAAGAGTCATCCTCGGGAAGTTGCTCTCCTAGTTTGTTAGCAGTATCAGAACTGATGTACCCATTAGCCGCCAACAGTTGAAGCTCAGCACGACTCTTAATAGATCGGTTGGCAACAGCTTGGGTGACGCTTTCCTCGGTAAGGCTATTGAAGTTACGACCAACCTGACGCATCCGCGAAAGAGCTTCAGTAGCTTCTGGATAGGTAGAAGACAGTTTACTCAGCTCCTGTTCAGCAGCATCAAAGGCTCGTTGTGATTCAGCAAGGTTACCAGTCTCAGAAGCAGATCGCCAAGTATTAACAATGGATTCAATTTCATCCTTGATCTCAGCTTCCTGTTCAGCAGCCTGTTCTCTAGCAGACCCCTTAATGGATGCACGAGTCTTTTCAATCTCTTCTGCGTAGCGATTGTAAACCGTACCCAGCTCTGGCTTTTGAGGATTTAGCAGAAGTCCAGAATAAGAGTCAAGGATTGCGGAAGCCTTTTCTGGATTACCAGCACCTAACGCCGCTAGCTTGCTGAGAACAGCCTCGTTGACAAACTGATTAGCCTGAGACCAGTTACCATTAAAGGTTTGCTTGCCCATCATAAGCAGAGCAGAAAATACTGCTTGTGCCTGTTCTGGATTGCCAAGCCCCTCAAGGTTTTGTCCAACACCAATGTTGATCTCTTCCTTCTCCGCTTCTTGACGAGCGCGGGTGATTTCACCCATCCGTTCCCCAATAACCTTTGACCTTACCCTAAGCATAGTAGGAGTAAGATGCTCAACAAGAATAGCCGGATTCAATCCAACAATTCCAGAGGCTTGCATGAACTTTTGAAGACCAACACCATAGGCTGCCATCAGTTCTGGTTCGTTTTCAGCTTCAGCTGCTGTAAACTGCTTAAGGCTACCATCGGGTTGACGGATAGTAAGAACTTCCTTGTTATCCCTTAGAAAGGAACTAAGCAGGCTTTCGGCTTGACTAGCAGCTTGCTGTGCCTTACCAACGGCTTGACCGTAGGCACGCCATCCACTGATTGCTCGATTCTGCTGTCGATATGTTTCACCAGCACCAGGGTCAACCTCAGCCAATTTACTGGCAGCAGCCACTTCACTGTCAGCAGCCTGCTCAAGAAGCTTAACGTTCTGTTGATAAGCATTCATCTGCTCTGGTTTCATCATCAATTCTCCATTGAGAATATCAGCGATACCCAGATTCAATTCTTGCTCATTCTTTTCCTTTGCCTTGTCGGTGATGAACTTAGTTAGCGTGCCGCTAAATTCAGCAAAAGCACGAAGGTCCCTTTCGGATTGTTGGAGCATCTGCCGCGAAGGGTCATATGCCTCAACTGGTTGAAAGGATGGATTAGTTTGAGATCCAGTTAGAGCAACCTGCTGGCCAGGGGAATCATAGATACTAGCCATAACAAGTTAGGATGCCTTAAATGTTTTTGAATAATCAATCTTAGCGAGATTTCCAGCATCTGGCGCCTTGAGGGATTGATATGTGGATACACCAGACATTGCTGCTCCAGCAAGACCCAAAGCCAACTCGCCACCACTGGGTTTAGCCAGCCTTTGAGAGGCAGCACTAATGTCAGCAGTCCTCTGTTGGTTATAGATGTTTTCCATACCAAAGAAGTAATCCTGTTGAGCATAGGCAAGGTTCATACCAAGCGTTGCCAGATCACGTCCCTCAACACGCTCAGCATCGGCTAGAAGGCCTCCGATTGACTGTCCAGTACGTCCGGCAG